TTTCTTTATTTATCATGTCTTGAAGATCCAAAGTTGAACCCACAAATATTGCATTGTTTGTTTGTTTAATTGTGGTTTTTTCACTTTCACTTACTTTAACATGAACATCCATAAGATCTTTATTGATCTCTGAGAGAGCTTTAAGCATATTTGTAGCCACTTCATATGCCCTAGGCGAGTCTCCGTCTTGGGCTACCTGAAGAATGCCATCTAAAGCTAATTTACCTTTTTCGAGTATTTCTCTTATATTATCTCTAGCATATTCATAGTCATCATCTACATTCTTTTTTACAATGGAAGATTCTTTCTTCATTGTAGCTGGAGTTGAAATTTCTAAAAAAGTATTAAGTTTTTCTTTGTTCGTTATATCTGCCATTTAAATACCCTCTGAAAACGGATTATCCTCACTATAATCAATTAGGCTTGGCGTAACTCCTGTGTAGTAATCACTTACTAATAGATCAAATGGATTATCAATATCTGAAATGTTATCGGTCTCAGTATTGTAGTAGGTGACAACATTAGATGATGTAGCACCAGTCATAGATGCGGTTATACCAAATTCGTTCGACACAACAACATCTCCAGACACAAAGGTTCCCTTGATCGGAGATAGTGTAAGTTGCTTGACACTTGTACTGTAATTGACAATTGCTGCTGTCTTTGGCGATGAGCCGAATGTATATCCGTTCTGATATAGTTTATCTCCTATGGTAAATTCGTTCATGAAAGTACCACCAGCCTCATTGACAAACAACGAATATGTTTCTTTTGAACGATCCATAATCGTGTCCAACGGAGAATCTGTATTGAATTCTTCGTGTGAGAAGACAAAAGTTTCACAGAATAGAGTGTAAGTATATAATTTACCTAGTTGATAAAACGGAGTTTCATGCTCAACAAAGTTGATTTCAAAAAAAGTTTTTGACAAAGGAAAGTAAATTAAATCACCTTCTCTTGGACGGGTTATATTAGTAAATCTTTCAGTTATTTCTTTGGTGAATCTCTTTTTCGAAACAACTAAAGTAACATCGTCCTTTACTTCAATTCCAAATCTGGAAGCCAAATCCCCTGCGCCACCAAATCCATTTACTGTAGCAGGATACATCTCTATTTCTATTTTATTACTAAAAGACGATAATGGATCTTCTCCATATAAAACAGAAATATTATTATATTCTCTTGGAATGTAAAAACAGTTCTTACCCATCATTTTGATCGTTTCAATAACGATGGATTCGGTTACATTTTGTTCGCCAGAATAGTTATCTCTAAAATAAGGATTGGTTGCCATTTTTATCCTGTCATGAAGTCAGGTGGATATTCATATGCAGATCTTACTTGTTCCTCAAGAATTGCTATTTCTTGTATTGCTTCTGAAAATATAGAAGAACCTCTTGTCACGATACCACCGGGTAACTGAACCCCATCAAATTTTGATAAGTTTGCTCCCCATTGTCTCTTTATAAGAGCTGTGACATACTTCTTAAGAAGAATATCGTTATAAATTTCTGGATATCTCTCAGGATCTAGAATTACATAAGCCTCTACAGCCAAATGTGTTCCGGGCTGCATGTCTGACCAGTCAGTTTCTATCTGAAGTTTATTTGTAACTTTTGAGAAGCGAATTGATCTTTCTGGATCAAACATCATCTCAATCATTCTGATGTATCTTTTTGCGATATCATATGTGGCAACTGGAGTTGAGCCACTTGTATTTAAATTGGTATTAATACCAAAGAAGTCATTCAATGCCAATTGATATCGAATATCAAAAAAGTTATTTGAGCTATGTGTACCGAATGGAAAAATTCTAATTATTGATAAAATATCACGGCCATCCGGTCTACCAGAAGGATCTGCTCCAACCATGGGACCAAATGCATTAGTATTAACATATTTACGGTCTATATCTTGCTGTGTAATTACATAATCAAAATAGCAACGATCCACCCCGTCAAAATGCCTTTCGGCAAAAAACTGGAGTGCATCGTCAAGCCTATCGTAGGCTTGCTGCATATCTACATTTATTTCGATTACAGGCGATCCTAGAGACCTAAAAGCGTAGTCTATTAAAGATTCTCTTGAGTTTGGTGCTGGCATACTATTATGTATGCTGCACTAAATTCCTTACTCAGATTTCTTAAATATGTCTTTTAGCTCTTCTTGTGATACTTGTTTTGACAAACCAAGAGCAGCCGGATTAAATTCGTGCTGTGTAACTGCAATTGATTGTACATCGTTAAAATCCATGTTTTCGATGTAATATTTTCTTGTTATGGGGTCATTTGCTTCATCTGGATTGCTTTGTTTATAGTTAGAGAATCCGGGCATTGCAAGAGGACAAACTAGATGCGGAAAGTCTAGCTTGGAATATTCTTCAGCCGTACCATTTAGCCATGTGGCCTTTTTATCGCCACAGCCACAACCACCGCAATAAAACTTTCCTTCAGTTGAAGATTTCTTTAAATGCTGGCAAGGAGGAAGTTCTCCACCAGTTGATTCGTTTCCAAAACAACTCAAAACTCTTAGCTGCTTTATTTCTTTTGGGGCTTTTTCTTTGGATAAACCTCTAGAAGCATATGCTAATGCAAAGCCTTGAATCATAGTATAAAGTTTTTTTACATCTGTTTTTCCAGACGAAATATCTCTAAAAATTCTTACTTTATTTCCATTACTATCTTTACCTTTATTACAACCACAGCTCACGATTCACCTCCATTATGGATAAAATGTCAATCCGTTTAGATATGTAGCACTGTTTGTAAGACCCGTAATTCCACTATTATAGAAACTAAAGATTGGTTCGAAATTTCCTGTAAAACCAGAAACTGTACTATACATGGTGGAACTCAATGACACAATGTATCTATCAGCCCCGGGAATGCTTGGATCAGATGTCCCATCCGAATTATCTCCCAAATCATTACTTGAAGTAGCTCCACTATATCCTTCAGTCTTTGAAAGACCGACATAATAGTTTGTGGCTGGAGCTAATGAAAAGAACGTGCTTGCAGATCCAGGATTATCATAATGAACCCATGTCCGTAATCCTGCATCTGTCTTTACCAAGTACCATCCTGTTCTAAATTGAACTTGAATGGTATTTGTTGCTGTTTGTGTTAAACCTACTAGTTTTGTGTCACTTCCTATAGTATCTGTCTTTGGATATAGAGGAATGGCTCCATCCCACTTAGGAAAGTCTAGGTTGTTACTAAAGCATTCTTTTGCCCAAGCACCAAGCATTTCAAAATTTAGAGTGTTGTCTAGTAATCTTTTTTCCTGTAACTCGTTCAATTCAGATGCTTGTAGTGGATTACCCGGTTGGAAAGCAACTAATTGATTGTTTGAAAAACCAAAGGTAGAACCAACGTCAGAATCATATGTTCTGCTATAATATGGCGATTGTTTTAACGGAAAATCATTTGAATTGAATGGGGTGTTTGCCATGTTATGTTACCAATGTCTTGTATCCTAAAATATTGAATGATTCTTCTATGGTTTTCTTATCTGCACTTGTAGCTGCCGTCGAGCTAACATCAATTTTCACAGTATATGTATTTTCAGAATTCTTGTCTTGAATATTGTTTGTCGGCCCTATAGTAGTGGAATTTAATATGAATGTGTTATTTGAATAGTTAGCAGTCACTCCAGCCGTAAATCCATAAATTTGCTTTATAAAATATTCATAAGAGGCATCTGTGCCTTTTACTGCCAAATATTTATTTTTAATATTTTCTATGAATGGTCTAAAATTCTCAACCTGAGCAGAGGTATATGATATTCCATGGAATTCATTGGCATAAAGATAGATTAATTCGTCAATAGAATCAAATGGACAATCTCTAAGTTCAAGTAACTTTTCAAGTTCATAGTCAGCACCAAAGCCACCGCCAGAAACAACTGTAAAAAGCCAGTCATAATAATTTTGTAAAAAAGTCACAAATCTTACAGGATTTTTATTATGTTGTTCTCGTATCCACTGAGGAAAATATTCTTCTACAAATATTTTATTTGTTGGTGGAGTAGTGCTCCTGAATGTTGTTGCGATATAGTTTTCCAGTTCAGCAATGTAATAACTAGTGTCAAGAGACACTGTTAAACCTTGTGTTTCTGGATTGAAAAATAAAATCATAGTATTTCTGCAGTTACTGTAAATGTAGGATCGACAACAAAGTTCTTAACAGCTTCCATATCTTTCACTACAATATTAAACACTATGCTTGTAGCATTTAATGAGTTCTTAAGCGAAATCACCCCAGTCTTCGGATTGAATCTACCAACATAATCTAGGAAAACATCAGATGATGTTTTCATTTGAATTTTATAGAATCCAGTTATATCTGCAACAGTTGAACTTGTAAGTTTAATTGAGCCATATTTAGATGAAAAAACATTTGTATTAAAACTAATTATTTCATTTTCAAATCCAAAATTTATACCATCAGATAGACTATGAGTATATGAAGCAGTCATTGAAATAGTAGTCTGATTAGTAGAAAGCGCAGAATCCACAGTTCTCATAATCGTAAGTAAATCTTCCGAATTTACACTATTAAAAAATTCATTTACATCATAAACAGTAAGTGCTGAATCTATTCCAGACTTTAATTGCGCTGCTGATTGTTTTGTTTTTGGTAGATATTTTGCAGCAATTGTGACTGCAAGCGAAACTGTTTTTGGAGCAGCGTATTTAATCGTAATATTACCAGCCTTATATTCCGATAAATCAGAAATTATTTGATTTCCAGTTATACTAGTTGAGTCTATGATTGAAAAATAAGAAGTACCAGACTCTTTTAGATTAGTGTTTGCTCCATTCCATACGGATATATTTGTGTCTATATCTTTTGTAGTATCATAAGTAGAATGAGTTGCAATGAATCCCTTAAGATCATTTACTGTTATTATTCTTTTATTTGTTGGGTTCAATCCAAAAATAAGAGGAGATACATCCCTTAAATATTCAATATCAACTTGATTTAAACCGCCAGAAGAATTTGTATTTGTAGTTATGGTAAAATATGGATTATTTGATGTAAATATTTTACAATTATTTCCAGAAGTACCATTTGATCTTATATAATAGATAACTATTTCTTGTGTTGTAAGAGGTAGTTCTCCTGCTGCATTTAGTCTAGAATCCTGTCTAGATCCGCCAAATACTACTCTGTATTTACCATTCAGCTTTTCAATAAAAAATACTTTAGATGATGATGTAGGAGTTCCAGTGAAATTGACTGCGTTTGTCCAATATATGGTATCTACTGTTAAGAAAATATTTGCTATATCAATATTTGTATCTTCTAATTCGATATAGGTTTGATTCGCATCTAATAAGTGAGTTTCACTTACAATAGTTCCTTGTGTTACGGCGATATCAATATATCCACTAGATAAAGTTTGAGTGTTACCTGTGTAAATAAATGATTTTTTACCACTTTCATTATTTGATGAAAATATATTAAATTTCTGTAAAGTTACAGTAGAAGAACCCGGTTTAAATGTTAGTCTTATATTTGCAGTTGCCGATTTATAACCGGGTGCTGTATAGCCTATACTTTTTAAAATATTTTCTACTGATGATATTTTAGTAGCATTTTCTATGCTTGTTTCCTGATAAAGCGCATAGATGTAATATGCATAATATAAAGTGTTATAAGAAAGAACAGAGAGTAATGAATCTGAAACAGATCCAGTTTCAAACCCTATATCCTTTCCTATATCAGTTTGAGTTTGTAGATATGTTTTTAGATCCGATTTGATTACTTCGAAGTCTAATGCTGATATGTCTAAATTATTGGTTGAAATTGCCATTTTAGTATAAATTCTGTTCTATTTTTACGGTATTTGATCTTGTAGAAGCATTGGATTTAGTCTTATAACGAATATCCAATGAGACTTTATTATTTGTTACGCTATTTGTGGTGATTTCAGCCTCGGCTATCTCGCCATTGGTAATATGAACAAGATAATCTGGTATAATGGAAAGATAATATTCTCTAAAAATTGGATCAACTGAATAATTTAAACTTGATAGCGGAGAATTAATTTGAAAATCATTAATTACATCTCCGGTACGAATATTCACTAAATTAGTAATAGTTTGATTTAAAGCCGAAGTAGTATTTAATAGCACAAAATCTTTGCTTTTTGCCGATACTGTTAGATTTAAATCGAAATCTTTTGCCATATTAGCTATTTATTATTTCTAAACCAGATACATCATTTGGTTCAAGAAGGCTCAATTGGCCAACAAGCAAATCGTATGAGGCGCAATCAAGAACGCACTCATAATGATAATCCCTATTAAAAACATGTTTGACATTCAAAATTAACCATCTACCAGAAAACCCTGATTGTGTTACAGATTCGTTTTCTTTTGTTACAGGTCTATTATCTTCAATTTCTATAATTTGACCTATATCAAATGAAAAATTTCCCCTAACGGTAATTTTTACCTGTCTGGCTTTTAAAAGAGTATCAAAAGCAGCTCTTAGCATTGGAGTTTTTAATGGAGTATTATAAAACGAAGAAGACAGTCTCTTATATGCCATGTAAGTCTGGAATGGTACAGTTACATAAGGACAATCGCACGACATGGATGATGTCGGATGACCCCATTCACATCCGAGATAAGTCACACCGAAAATAGAGGATATACCACCACATTCAGACGCATTTGAAAGTAATTCTTCTATAGATGTATCTAATGGTTCAGGGGGTTGTGGTTTATAAGCCGCTAATTTCGGAAATTTGGCAATACAATCTTCTATATCTCTTGGTTGATTATCTACAGCATCAGGATTTGCACAAATATATTGTTCAATCTCTGAAAATCTTTGATCATGTTCATGTACTTCATGCAGAAAGTGAGTTAAAATTCTTTTAAATTGTTTCATATCGCAGTATATCCTGTTGGTAGAGGTCTAATAAAGCGCATTGGATCGGTTTGTACGCTTTGAGTTCCAAAGATACGAGCTATATTATCGCTTTGTTCACATTCGATACCACAGAAACCGTCTATAGCATTTTGTACATCAAACATATAATATTTTGTGTTTGGGCAAATTGTTAAATTTTCAGTAATACCAGCAACTAAAGCGGTTATACCAACACATGTATATGTAAGACCAGTTAATCCCTGTAATCCAGTAATATTCTTTTGCGTAATCTTTGTTACATGATGTCTTGATCTAATATTGCATTTTGTGGCAGATGATTGTACGGGAGGATTTAGATATTCACCACCATTTTCTACAGACCAATTTTGTTTGTTTGCTCCAATTGGCATTATTCTATAATCATTGAAAGCAAAGGTATCTGTAACTACACCACCAGAACCAATTGTTCTTAGTATAAGCTGCTTAAGTGTCAAATCATATCCAGAACCACCATAATAAAATCCAGTTGCGCCAAGAGTTATTCCATTATTTAAATAAGTAAATGTCGAGCCAAGCAATTCAGGATTTATATGGAAATTCATCATTTCATTTGTATTGAATGCGTACCCTGATCGCCCATCTTTTTTACCTGCTAAGATGAAATGTATATTGTGTTTTTTGGACGCATCTATAACACCAGCCATTCCAAGAGTAATATCAAAGACTGTAGTTACCGTTCCGGTTGGCCAATAATAAGAGTCATATTTGCTATGATCTAGTGTTATTCCCTGAATTGTTACACCAGCCAAAGACCCTCCAATAATAGTAATTCCTGCCAATGATCGATCATATCCACTAAAGAATAGATTAAAATCTATTGGAATAAATTCTACTTCTTTAAAAGTATAAAGATAAACTGGGTGTTTTGTATCTGAGCTGTTTGTGAATACTCTATTGTATTTTACGACTGCATCAAATGATCCTCCAGCATCTTCACCTTCTCCCTCTAGGCAGCAAAGAACATATTTAAAAACATTGTATTGTTCTTTTAGAGTTATAGTTTCATGATAAGTTTTTTTAGCCAATTCTGCCCCAGATAATACCTCAATTATTTTTGAAACCATTGATTTACTTGAAGTAATTCCTGGAGCAGTTTGCTGAGTTAAAAAATCATCCGTGTACGGAAAAATATCAAACATTGTTTGATAAACTTTAGTTGTGCTTTTTGTTGAATCAACATTAGCAAATACATTAAACACTGGTTCGTATGAAAGATTTAAATATGTTGAATCATAATAACCATAGGGTTTATTATCTGCCATTCGCTTTGTTGGTATATAAGCGACATAATATTGGGTAACACCTATTGTTTCTGTTTCAGATTCTAGGCACTCACCAGTATCAATATCTGATTGAATACACACTTCAATCGTTTGTTCTATCACACCATCATTAAACGTATAAGATAAACCGCGATCTGCTGGAGAACATAAATTCTCAAACATTGGATTTAAATCAGTTATGTTATATTCTATATTTGTTTTTATGAATTCGCTATTTCCCAAGAAATCCATATAATATTTGTAATAATCAGGAAATACACATTCATAGTATGAGCTTAAAGCACCTGAATTTAACAGCTCCGAAAAAGAGAATGATTTTGTCGGTGTAATATCGAATGGAACTTCTTTTCCCTGAATCGTATTTACAGTACTCACAATGAATTTTGTTGGATAAGTAACAGCTCCTACATTTTCTGGTAATATATTTTTAAACTGTAAACGGGTATTCGCATCCTCATACACAT